GCCATCTGGTGACGCCATCGATATCATTAACGTTGCTATTAACGCCCAGCAGGCTAAGAACGTTTTCTTTAAGGGCTTTAAGTCTAAGATTGAAAGGTCACCATGGTTTGCTGGAAAGTTTTATGCCAAGGCAGACAGCATTGAGTTCGATCACTCTATCACAGTTTACTCTGGTCACTCAGAGCGTGAGTCTCACGAGGGTCTAAACCTTTTGCTTGCCGTACTAGACGAGATTTCTGGTTTTGCACAGGAGATCGGTACTGGTAATGACCAGGGTAAGACTGCAGACAACATCTACAAAGCCTTCCGTGCTTCTGTAGACTCTCGTTTCCCAGACCTAGGAAAGGTAGCACTGCTATCGTTCCCTCGTTACCCAGGAGACTTTATCTCGTCAAGATACGACGCTGTAATCGCAGACAAAGAAGTAGTGACAAAGACTCATAGGTTTATTATGAATCCAGAGTTGCCAGAAGACCAGGATGGAAACTACCTAGACATTGAGTGGGATGAAGACACGATTGTATCCTACAAGTATCCAGGAATGTTTGCCCTAAAGCGTCCTACCTGGGTAGTGAACCCTACTCGTAAGATCGACGACTTCAAGCTTGCATTCTTTACTGACATGGGAGATGCCATGCAGCGTTTTGCATGTGTTCCAACCTTCTCGTCTGACAGATTCTTCAAGCAAACAGAGAAGCTTCGTGCCTGTATGACACTAAGAAATCCTCTAGACAGCAATCGCAGATTCGATGCAACGTTTGTTCCAGATCCAAACAAGAGATACTTCGTACACGCTGACCTTGCACAGAAGCATGACAAGTGTGCTGTTGCTATCGCTCACGTAGAAAAGTGGGTAAACATCCAGGTACTCAAAGACTATCAGCAAGTAGCACCAGTAGTGGTTGTAGATGCTGTAGCATGGTGGGAACCAAAGGTAGAAGGTCCAGTAAACCTATCAGAGGTTAAGCAGTGGATTCAAAACCTGAGAAGACAAGGATTCGATATCGGAATGGTATCGTTCGACCGCTGGCAATCATTCGATATTCAGAATGAGCTAAAGGCGGTTGGCATGAGAACTGATACAGTTTCTGTTGCCAAAAAACATTATGAGGACATGGCTATGCTGGTATATGAAGAGCGACTGGCTATCCCTATGATTGACCTATTGTTCGAAGAGCTTTCTGAACTAAAGATCATGAAGGGTAACCGAGTTGACCACCCTAGAAAGTCTTCTAAGGACTTGGCTGACGCTGTTTGCGGAGCCATCTTTGGAGCCATTTCTCATACATCAAGAGATCAGAACCTTGAGGTAGAAATACACACCTTTAGAGATAGACCAAAAGTTGACCAGGTAGTTGACAGGAATGACTCTAACGTGATACAATATAAGCCTATGCCAAAAGACGTTAAAGATTACTTGGCTAGGTTCGATCTAATCTAACTAATATATAAGGAGAAACAAACATGACTTCTATTAAGAAGCCTCTTATTGCTATTGCCTCTGCACTAGCACTCGTAGGAACTGTTCTTGCAGTACCTGCTAACGCTGCAACCGCAGCTCTAACTGTTAACGCTGTTGCAGTTAGCACCGCTCCAACTACTGCTGCAAATGCTGTAGCACTTCCTGTACCTGCAGACAACTCTGTAGATGCAACCGATGCCCTTAAGATTGCTCTTACTGGTGTCGCAACTGGTAGTGCAGTTACTGCAGTAGCTACCGACGCACTATTGCTTACCAGCCTGACTGGTGCAACTGCTGCTTCTGGTTCAGCCACGGTCTCCATTGCAACTGGTACTGGTACCACTGCAGACATCTTCGTATTCACTAAGACTACTAAGACTGGCTCTGTTGCTGTTACCGCCGATGGTGTAACTACTACCTACTATGTTAAGGGTACCGCTGGTGCACTAAACACCATTAAGGTAGATGCACCAACCGCTGCTCTAGGCACAACCGCAAAGGTAACTGTTACTGGTACTGACGTATTTGGTAACGTTGTTTCTGGATCTGCTGTAGCACTTCAGGTTGTTTCTGCAACCGCAACTGCTACTCACTCAATCACCACCACTGCTGACGGTACTGCTGTCAAGGACCTGACTGGTCTAGCCGTAGGTTCATATGACCTACTTGCAACTGCCACTGTAGCAAATGCTGTAACTGGACTAACTGCTCCTACTGGCTTTGTACGTACAACTCTAAAGGTTGTAGACCTTGCTGCTCTAGTAGCAGCTAAGGATGCAGAACTGGCTATTGCAAACGCAAAGGTAGCTGACCTAACTGCAAAGCTTGCTATTGCAGAAGCAGCTGCTGCTGGCAACAAGGCAAAGCACAACGCACTTGCTGCAAAGTGGAACAAGAAGTTCCCAAAGGCTAAGGTTGCCCTACTTAAGTAAGTATGGTAGAATAGTAGAGGGAGAGGGTTTCGGCTCTCTCCCTTTTCTGTCCCCAGATCATTTAAAAAAGGAGTTAAAATAGATGTCACTAGATATTGTATACTTCTCAAATTATTCTGGAAACACTAAACGATTTATAGAAAAGATTGATTATGGATTTGGCAATATTATTCGCATTCCTATTAATTGGGATGTCAGCAATCCTCTTACTGTCGCTGATCGGTATATTCTTTTTGTACCGACTTATGGCGGAGGTAGTGAAAGTTCTGCAATCCCCAGACAGGTTCGACATTTTTTAAACATCTCTAGTAATAGAGAATTGCTAAAGGGTATCGTAGCCTTTGGCAACACAAATTTTGGAGAGCATTTCTGTAAAGCTGCAGAAATAATCTCAGGGAAGACTGGTGTCCCTATAATAGCCAGAGTAGAGATATTTGGAACGTTAGAAGACGTACAAAAAGTACAGGAGAGGTTAGAGAAACTAAATGGACAACTATAGTTACCATGAACTAAATGCCATGCTGAACCTATGGTCAGCAGAAGGTAAGATTCAATTTGACAAGGATAAGGAAGCAGCTAGAGCATACTTCCTAGACCACGTAAACCAGAACACTGTGTTCTTCCACAGCCTAGAGGAGAAGCTGCAGTACCTAGTTGACCACGAGTACTACGAGAAGGAAATCCTGGACCAATACTCCTTTGACTTTATCAAGGAGCTATTCAAGCAGGCTTATGCGTACAAGTTCCGATTCCCAACGTTTGTTGGTGCCTACAAGTTCTACACTCAGTATGCGCTAAAGACCTTTGATGGTGAACGCTACCTAGAGCGTTTCGAGGACCGTGTGTCTATGAATGCCCTGATGCTAGCACGTGGAGATGAGCAGTTTGCCAAGAACTTGGTAGATGAAATTATCTCTGGTCGCTTCCAGCCAGCAACTCCTACCTTCCTAAACGCAGGAAAGAAGCAGCGTGGAGAATACGTATCATGCTTCCTAATCCGTGTAGAAGACAACATGGAGTCGATCGCACGTGCCGTAACGTCCTCCCTACAGCTATCTAAGCGTGGCGGTGGAGTAGGTCTTAACCTTACCAACGTACGTGAACTTGGTGCTCCGATCAAGAAGATTGAGAACCAGTCGTCAGGCATCATTCCTGTTATGAAGATGCTAGAGGATGCTTTCTCCTACGCCAACCAGCTGGGTGCTCGTCAGGGTGCAGGTGCGGTTTACCTAAACGCTCACCACCCAGACATCATGCGTTTCCTAGACACCAAGCGTGAGAACGCTGACGAGAAGATGCGTATCAAGACTCTAAGCCTTGGCGTGGTAGTTCCAGACATCACTCTTGAACTTGCTAAGAACAACGAAGACATGTACTTATTCTCACCATATGACATTGAGAAAGTCTATGGAGTGCCTATGTCAGATATCTCTATTACCGAAAAGTACCAAGAGATG